ACGACTTGTCAGATGCGACCTGCCGCCCGTAGCGGGTGAGTTCGGGCGTGCCGTACTGCGATGACAGGCTGTTGGTGAGGGTGATCGCCATGGCGCGCTGCGGCAGGGCGAACGGGGCGTCCCCCCGGTCGGCAAGCGTGTGCGGCGCCTTGTTGACGATATCTCGGGCCGTGCGAATCCGCTTTCGCGACTCGGGAAAGCGCTCGTCGGTCGACTTCCAGAGTCGGGTGACCTGGGCCCCCGTCGGATCGACGCGAAGACTGAGCGGGTCGGTGTCTCGCGGCCGGCTGCTGGTATCGGTCGTGTTAGCCACGGCGGCCCCCAGTCGTCAGCCCGTAGATGCTGGCGCGTATCGCTCGCGGATCATCGGGCGCCATCGCCAGCATCAACGCCTCGGCTCGGTCTGGGCTGGCGAGCCCGCGCTTCCGAGCGTCGTCCTTCCCCTCGATCACCACGCGGCCTCTGGCATCGTGATCGTAGCGCAGCCCGCTGAGCTGGGCCAGCATGGTCTGGTCCGTGAGGCCTGCGATCTCGCCGTCGGCGAACCGCTCTCTGAGCCCCCAGTACAGTTCAGCCTTGAGGTTCGCGAACCGCTCCCGCGCCCTGTCGCTGGTCGGGGAGGCGCCGACGTTGACGTCGCGGACGGTGAGCCCCGCGTCCGAGAGGTGCCGCGCCAGATAGTAGCCGAGCCCTGCACTGTCGACGTTGACGCGGTCGAGTCCTCGGTGGCGCCAGGGCGCCAGAGCAGCTAACACCGCGCCTCTCGCGTCGGCGTCAGCGAACGCCAGGGTCTCCAGGATGGCCTGACCCTGCCTGACGCAGAGCACGGTCTCGTCCTCACCAGGGCCGGCGGCGTCCAGGCCCGCGATGACCGGCCCGCCAGCTGGGTCGTAGGCCACAGGGCGGCGTCTGGCCTCGTCTAGCCAGCGCCACTCGATCAGGGCGCCCGCCTGGTCGGCGATGAACTCGGCGTCGAGCTCCTGCTGGGCGTAGGCGCCCTCGTACTGGCGCCGCAGGGTCTCGACAAACGCCTCTGCGACGAACGGGTTGGAGGCGGTAGAGGCACGGTGGATCGCGGTGTCGGCGTTGGCCTGCTCGACGAACACCTGATAGATCCAGTTCATGCCCTTCGGCGTGGTGGTGGCCCAGGCCTCGCCGAGGACGCCGTGCTGGCGCAGCCGCCCGATGGTGATGGGCCAGGTCGACGGGTGACAGAGCGCGGCCTCGTCGATCCACGCCCAGGCGGCGTTCGGCCCACGCAGCCGCTCGGGGTCGTCGGCCGAGCGGAACAGCACCTCGTCGCCCGTCACCAGTCGCATGCGCATGTCCGCGCGGATCACCTGGGCGATCAGCGGGCGCCACACCTCAAGCGCCGTCCGCCAGGTGGCGTCACGCAGCATGGGGTAGGTCGGCGAGATGACGAGGCCGAGCGACGGCTCGGTGTGCCCGAAGCGTCTGACCATCGCCCTGACGGCGCCCGCGTACGACTTCCCAGAGCCGATGCCGCCGAGCAGCAGGACGAACGGGTGTTCGTCGGCCACGAACGCCGCCTGCGTGCTTGAGAGTTTGAGGCCATACTGGGTTTCGGGGGACGCGGACACGGTCACATCGCCCCCCCTGAAACCTGAAACCCGAAACCCGAAACCCTGTTACGCCCGGTCATCGACGGTCTCGATCACGATGCGGACGTTGGCTGCGACCGCGTGGTCGACGTGCGCCTTCGGGGTCCACTTGCCGCAGAGCTCGAACAGCCACTGCGCATGCGGCAGGGAGCCTTTCTTCGCCGCAGCCACCTGCGCGTGCAGGACGGGCACGAGGTCGCCAACGACGCGCGAGAGGGCCGAAAGCGTCACCTCGTGGACCTCAAGTTGCGCCGCCAGCTCGCGCTGGGAGCGCGGATCCCTTGAGGCGGACGGGATAGCTAACCACGCCTGGAACGCCAACTGATCGGGCGTCCAGGGCTTAGCCGTCCTTAGCCCGTGAGCTGCGCTGGCCGGCTGCTCGTCCACGGGTCAGGGACCCGGCACGGCTGCGGCGACGAGGCGGAGGGCCAGGATCAGGAGGATCAGGCCGCCGATGGCCCAGACGATCCAGGCGTAGCCGGCGCCGCCAGGGGCGAACTGGGCGACCAGCCTGGTGACGATCCAGCAAATCACGCAGATGATGAGGGCGTAGATCAACAACCAGACCAGCCCGATCAAGAGTTGTTCGACCACGGAGGGCCTCCACGGACTGGAGGCCGCCGCGTCCGGGGCGGAACGGCGGCGCCAGCCCTGGGAGCCATTCTATCACCCGTCTTCGACTGTTTGTACTCAGGCGCTTCTTCGGCAGCTTGCCCTGACCCCGAGCGGAGCCGAGGGGGAGTCGAATGGGACGCCAGGAGCGCGCGGGCATTCCTGATCCGTCGCATGTCTACGGCGCAGGTGGTGGCGGACTCGACGACTGGCAGCATGTAGGCCAGCGCATCCAGGGCAGTAAAGAGCCTCGCCTCGATCAGGGCGACCTGCAGCGCGAGCGCTTCCCGGCAGGGCCACGGGTACTGACAGGTGGAGCAACGGTCCCAACGTGACGACTTGACGTGTTGATCGCTCACCGAAGGGCCAGCTCGATCTGCCGCCAGTCCTGATTGGTCCACACGTACACCTCCTGGCCGCACGCCGCCAGCTCGTCGAGCCACGCCTGCTGGTCGGGGCTGGGCGCCGAGCCTTCCCGCTTGAGCTCACAGAACAGCACCCTCGGCCGCCTCACGAGCACGAGGTCCGGCCACCCAGGCGCGTTGCGCGGCACGATGCTCTTGCGCCCGCAATGCCAGCACTGACGTGGCGCGTTCGTCGCGTTGTCGTGGAAATGTCTCCAACCGAGCAGATGGGCAAGCTCGATCACAGAGGTCATGAAGTCGCGCTCTGGCTGGAGCAGCACGCGCGGCGGCGCCGGCTGCGGCTTGACGGGCACGCCGTCGAGCGCGAGCTGGACGGCGCGCCGTTTACGCTGCGGCATCAGCCTTGCCTCGCCAACACTCGCCACTCCGTGCCCGGTCAGCCAGGCCCAGCCCTGCCTCGCCTCACTGCGCCTAACCAGGCCTCGCCACGTCAGCCTCAACAGACCTCGCCGAGCCACTCCCGGCCTTGCCATGTCAGCCGCGCCGGGCCAGAACCCGCCCTATCCGACCGCGCCGCACCCCGCCATGCCATGTCAACGACGCTCACTTGATAATCGCGAGCGCCTCGCGAACGGCCGCGAAGCCTTGCGACGCCAGTCCGATAGCGGCCAGTCGGTCCGGGTCGTCGCCCTTGTGCGCCAGATGCTCAAGCTCCCTCACGGCGCGCTCGGCCGACGCCAGTTGACGGTGCAAGACCTGGAGCGCTTGCTCGAAGTAGTCTACGCGCGTGATGACGACATCCGACGGCTGGTAGTTGTTGGCCTGCACGTGGAAGTACACGGGGTTCTCGCGCTCCGGCGTGCTGTTGTGCGCCGGCTCGACGACGTAGACGGCGCGCGAGAGGCGGCGCGCCTGGTGCACGCGGTACTCCTCAGCGGCGGCCTTGTCGTTCCACTCGAACAGCGGGTGCAGCACCGCGCCCTTGGGGCGGCTCTCGCTGACAATGTCGTGCGGACTCAGCTTCTCGTCATGCGCCGCGCGGATACGTTCGAGTTCGGTGTACGCCTGCTCTGCGGTGACCGTCTTCGCCGTCAGCCCGCCACGGAATCGGTACTCTGCCATCACGCCCTCCAAAGTGATTGTGTGTTGCTTGCCAAGCCCGGCCGCGCCGCGCCAAGCCCCGCCTCGCCTCGTCAGCCTCGCCAGACCCCGCCTAGACGGGTCCTACCAGACCTTGCCACGCCCCGTCAGCCTCGCCAGACCTCACCACTCCGCGCCAGACCTCACCACTCCGCGCCACGCCCGGCCAGGTCAGCCGTGCCTCGCCGAGCGCAGCCAAGACGGGCCATGCCCGGCCGTGCCTAGCCGCGTCAGCCCGGCCGTGCCACGCCTAACCCAACCTTGCCGATCCAGACCCCGCCTTGTCAGCCGCGCCACGCCGCGCCGGGCCAGAACGCGCCCGGACATGCCTCGCCAGGTCAGCCATGCCACGACGAACCGGGACTGACCCTGCCGCGCCACGCCCAGCCGTGCCTTGTCAGCCGGCGCGAGCCGTTGCGGGCTCACGCCCGTTCACCTCGACAGCCAGCCCCTTCGGCGCCGGCCGCTTGCCGCGTGCGACCACCTCCGTGTCGAACCACGTCAGCAGCTCCGCGGACTCCGCGTCGTACGCCATCGGGTTGTCCAGCGCGTCAAGCTGCACGGCGCGCCCGGCGGTCTCCGTGATGGCGACGAACAGCGGGTCGTCGGTATTGGCGATCCTGAACTGTCCGTATGACCCCTTGCCTTTCTCGGCGCGCCAATCCCCGACGCCGGCCGTCGTGCCGCCGGCTGACAGCAGATTCGTAATCGCTCGCTCGTTCAGGATCGGGCGCACGAAGCGCACGGAGACGAGCGCGGCCCAGATCGGCACGATAGCGCGCGTCCGCACGTCCGGCGTGCGGTTCATGTCAGCGGAGCGCGTGATGCTCATGAACAGTTTCGGCACGCCCCAGACTGGCACGAGGTCACCCTCGACGTAGACCAACCTCCCAATCTGCGCTTTCTTCGTGCCTGGCAGGTCGAGCGAGGCCGTCATCATGGCGCCCTTGATGGCGGACGACATCATGGCCAGCAGGGTCGGGCTGTCGTCGTCAGCGAAGCGGTAGGCCGACGCTCTGTACTCCTCGTACGGGTCGTGCTTGAGCTCGGCCTGCCGCTGCGCGGCGTTCTTCGGGCCTCTCGGCATCAGCAGCTCGTGCGCCGACTTCCGCGACATGCGATTGAGAATCAGCGGCGTCTCGCCGATCAGTGCGAAGTCGAGTGTCTGCGTCTGGATATCCGGGACGACGATCACGCCGCTGTCGGCTCCGGGTTTCTTCACTGGCATCGTGTGCTCTCCAGTTTGCTGCGCCCAGTATCGGGCCGTGTCAGCCACGCCCCGCCGCGCCTGACCGAGACCCGCCCTACCTGGCCCGACGCAGCCATGTCCTGCCGCGTCAGCCTCGCCGTGTCAGTTTGCCCGAGTCCGTTCAGCCAGCTTCCGCCGTGCCGCCAGCATCAGCAATCGTTCGCGGTAGCGGTGGTGACGGCAGCGGCCGTCGGCGCCGGCTGGATTGCCGCAGTAGCGGCGCGCATAGCGGCCCTCGCGCACCAGCCGATGGCAGATCGGCTGCTCCGCTTGTCCTGCCGCAGCCCCGAGCGAGCCTGCGAGCCGAGGGGGAGCGTGCGAGTCGAATGGATCACGCTCAGCAATCGCCATAGTTCACCCCTCGAAGATCGTCACGTGCGGCCCAGCAGCGTCGCCGGCGTCGAGCAGCGCACGCGCCAGCGTCCCACGAAAACGCTCAAGCCCACGGCCAGGCGGAGCGCGCAGCAGCATGGCGCCGTCAGCCGAGCGGCCGACCGGCTGAAGTTGGACGAGCATAGCGCCGTTGGCCTCGCTCATGTCGGCAGCAGCGACGGCGAGCGCTGCCGACCAGACCAGATGGTCAGCGGACGTCAGCGGCGACAGGGCGTAGCCAGCCACCTCCGGCGACGGAGCGGACTGTGAACCCGCAGGTTCCGACTCACCTCT